GCAACATACTGATGGTTCGAGATCTGGACCTGAACCACGGTGTAGGCATCGCCAGCCGTGTTGTTGATCGAATTAGCGATCCCAACAACGCGGAGCTGATAGTTGCCCGATGCAGCTGTTGCAGCATCCATGGTGCAGGTCGAATAACCCAAACCATTGGTAGCGGCAGCATTGGTGAAGTTAGCCTGCTGGCCAACTTCTGACTGCGTAACAGGGCCGTCAGCCTGAATCTCGTACACGAGGTACGGGTCCATGGTGTAGTAGGCGATGATGTCGGTAGCAGCCGCGTTAGCGGGCCAGCTCGGTGAAATCACCGGACGCTGAGCGCCAGAGGGCTGATACTGGCAGCCAGCGAAGGTGCCAATGAGGGCGTCGCCAGCGGCGGCGGCCTGAAGCGTACCGTCAGTACCCATCTTCACGGGCTGGCCCGTGTAGAGGTCTGCAGCATAGCCGGTAAGAATCGTACCGGACATTTCACGAATAGTTCCTGACGGGCTGTAAGCCGCGCGGAAACCAAAGGGAGCATTGGTCGAGGACATTCTCGGTTCCTTTTGCTAGGTGAGGGGACGCCTTACTCGAAAATCGGGTTAGGCGCAGTTTCTCGCAATGACGAAAAACCTTCTTCCTCGACCATGCGGCTTTTTGAACCACGCGCGCGTTCACCCATGGAATCCATGTCGGATGTGATACGTTCCTCTTCACGCAGAGGCGCATCGTGATGCGCTTCTTTCATGATGCGGAAGTAAAGACGATCAGGCAACTTCGCCGCGATCATCTCGTTCACACCGATAAGGCCAGCATATTCGCCGGTCTTAAGCGAGGCGTATTCCCAGCCGGGGACTTCTTCGGGCTTAACCGGCTCGTATCCGAGACGGAAGCGGCCCTGAATAGGGTCACGCGGATTGGTAGTGGTCAACCAGCACACATGATAGCCGGGGATTTCCGGTAAATCAGGCAGTGCGCTTTGATAAAACGCATCTCGAAACATCTGGACACGGTCATCATCGGAGAGCTCGCGGCTCTCAGTGACTGCGCGATCTTCCATCGCGCGGCTACGGCGATTCGTGTCTACCGTTTTCTTAATACGATCATCGTTACCAAGGTTCATAGCTCGCTCCTTTTTCAGCGTGCAGATTTCAATTCACGGTCCACTTCTGAGTAGCGCTTCAACATGCGCTGCCGCATCACTGGATCATCCCAATAGCCAGCATCCCTCATCGCTTGTACGCGCTCGGCGCTGACATAAACCTTCTTCGAACCGGGGGCGCTCATTTCACGCCCGCCACCGACAGGCGGCCCGCGCCGCCCTTGTGGGGGAGGAGTATAATCAGAATCTTCTTCATCTGCAAAGCGGTGAGGAAGACGTTCTGCAAGACGGCGGTCCAGCTCCTTCCAATACTTCTTGGAAGCCGGGTCCAGACCCTCGGCAACGAGGCTGGCATCGACCGCCTTGGCGATCATGCTGTCGGCATCGCTGCTGGCGGCATTGAACCAAGAGTTATCAGAAGCCCATCTCTGGGCGCGCTGGGTCACCTCCGAAGACTGACGAGGCGCAGGCGCGTCAAAGCTTTGCTTTGCCCTGTTGATCTCTCCAGCCCTCGCCATGGCCTGATCGCGTTGGCGAAGCAGGTCCGGCACTTTGGCGCCATCGCCAAGCTCAATTGCACGGGCAAGGGCCTGTTCGGCCTGCTGCACCGTGTAGATTGCCTGATTGTAGTTCTGGTCAAGGCTGCCCTTCTGGGCGCTCAACGCATGACCCTCAACAACCTCAAGTCGTTGCTGCAGCTGGCGATTTTGCTCAATCAGCCACTGCATTTCCTCTTTGGACTTGTCGCGGGCATAGCGCTGGTTGTCTTTGCGGCGCTTGCGCTCATTCCGCTTGGCTTCGCGTCGAGCATCTTCTTCAGGAGACAGGTCTTCAGAAAGTCGCGTGTCTTCCTGCTCTTCTTCCTGCTCGACCTCTACCGGCTCTTCGCCTTCGATGATCTCAATCTCTTGTTCTTGCATTTCTGCTTTTTCAGTGCTGTTCATAGCTCATCTCCTTCAGATGCGCGCTGGGATATCAAACGGATCCTCAACATCGCCAACGATGTTCAGATCGTCAAAGATCGCAAATTGAACCTTGTCGCCATAGGCGTCAGTCGCCTTGCAGGGGCGCTCCCAGCGGAGGCCGCCGTACTTAGGCACGAAGGCAAAGTCGCCCGGCTTGCACCATGCGCCCTCGGGCCACTCTTCCATGGTGTTGCGGTTCTTGTAAGCCAGAGGCCCAACAGCGATCACTTTGCCAACACAGGTGTTGTCCTGCTCGGTGTCTTTCGTCTGATTGGAGAAAAGAATGCCGCCCTTGCTCATGGTTCGAGCTCGGCGGATTTGAACCAGAACGCGCGACCCATGCGGGCGGATGTTCGGGTTTACATTCGGAAAGAGATCTTCACTCTCCGTAACTTGATCTGGTAACACGACGTGATTTGTCATGCTCTCTATCCTCTTCACCTTGTGCCAAGGTCTCCTCAATGATCGCAATAGCGCGACCCAGACCGGCGTAAATCCCTGCCCTGCGCCCATACTCGAAAACCGAGCCGTCGCCGGGCTGCTCCATAGTTTCGTGGGCTACCCGAGATTGATCCTCGAGTAGCCTCTTGATAACGATTTCAATCATTTCCCCACCATGTCAAGAACTTATTTCTTGAACTTACTCAACGCGCTTTTTGCCGGTGCATCATTTTTGCCAGACATGTTTTTCATGATGCCATACGACTTGTGCGGCTTGACCATATCGTTGGTCATGTTCTTCGATGCGCCTGCAGGCTCGTCGTTAACGGGCAAGCCCATTGCAAGGCGCTTGTGCTGGGGAATAAGGCTGTTGTCCATTGTGATACCTCAAACGTGGGGGTTGATGCCGTGGCCGGTTGATAGATTCGTCTTCTGTCCCTGCTCGGCTTCAAAGACAGCAAGTTCCTTCGCCGTGCTATTATCTTCACGGTTCATAGTCATTTTAGCCTGCAGATCCATTTGCTTCTCTTGCATTTTGATCTGATCAAGCTGCTGATCATGCTCCAAGCGAGACTGATCAAGAGCCAACTTGCCCTTATCGTACTCGGCCTTGCGAGCGGTTTCAGCCTGCAGGATTTCAGCCGGATCAACAGGCTTCTTCGGACCAAGCTGCGACATTGCCTGCATGGCCTGCTGGATCACAGGCGGTATTCCTTGCAGCGTTTGCTGAATGTCAGGCATGAAGCGCTGCGATGCCATGGCCAGCGTCTTGTCGAGCTCGGCAGAGACCTGCTCGTCCTTGCCGCCAAGGAACTCGTCCAGAGGCACGCCAACGGCAGCGCTGGTCTGCTCGTAGATGCTGAGCGAATACCAGTACGCCATGTGTTCCTTGATGTGCTGCAGAACGCCGGGGATAAACACGGGCCCAATAAGCGGGCTCATGCCGAAGATCGGTGATTTCAGATAGTCCAGATGCACCTGCAAGTGCGCCAGATGGTCCTGCATCGGGAACGCAGCCACAGGGCGCCCAAGCGTCAAGGCAAGGTTCTCGTTGACGGCATTGAGCTCCACAGGTTCCGGCTGTTTTTTCAACAGGGATTTGTAATCTGGCACCTTCAGCTGCGACAGGATCAGCTCTTCAACCTTGTAGGGGTCATAGAGGTTTGGGTTTGCCTGTGCCCGCTGGGCAACGGCCTGAACCTGTGCGAATCGCTGTGCTTCCGAGAAGATGTTGGGATCCGATACTGGGATCACGTCCATCACGCCTTGGAAATCCTCGGCCTTGCACATCTCCTCGCCGCAAGCCTTCTCGATGTACTCATCGGTCAGGTGCTTGGAATTGAGACGGTGCAGAACACGCAGCGTCATCTGCATGGAGTTATGCAAGCGGGCATGGATCGCCGAGAAGACGGTCATGCCCTGTTCCATCATCGCCAGCGTGGTGCCAACGGGCTGGGTCGGGCTCTGGTCCTGAAGCTTCTCAAACGTCGTGCGCACAACGCCGCGAGCGGCCTCGGTCACAAAGCCCAAGAGCTGATACAGAACTGCATTTGGCGGGTTGAACGGCACCGGCATCGCAATCTTGCGGATGTCATCGACACCAACGCCGCCCTCGATCTCGGTGACCTGCGTCGGCTCAATGCGGTCAGATTGACCACCACGAGAGCCGCCCTTCAGCTTCAGCATGCCGGGGAAGTTGTTGATGTGCGCACTGTCAAGCAAAGCACGCAACGCACCTGTCGCGGCCGCAGACAGCGACCCAATCATGTGCGGCAGGCCGATCGGATACGCACCACGCCACGGCACAAACGGCCATTCAATGATGTGAATCAGCTCTTCCTGATTTTCGTCATCGGGATCCCAATTACGGTAGATCGCCAGAATTTCTTTCGTGGTGTGGTCAATCGTAACAACGTAAGGCGCGAGGCCGAAATTGTCTTCGAAGTCGAGATAGCAATAGATCTCGAACACCGTGCGCAGGCCGTCTTCGTTGTACGAAGTCTGCTCGCGGCCTTCGATCTTGTTGTTAGCCTTCTGCGGGCCGGTGAGCTCTGGCTCCTGCGGCGCCACAAGGTTGATGTCGCGATACATGCCTGTACCGGCGCGCTTTTCAAACTCAAGCTTTGTGATGTACTGCACATGCGTTTTGCGCTCTGCGCTGTAGAAGCTTGTGGCGCTGTAGGGCAGGTAGACATCGTCGATCGGGATGAACAATGCCGTCGGTCGGTTCTTCTGTTCGTCCCAGATCAGCTTGAGATACTGAGCCCCGCCGAGCGGCACCTGCGTGAAGAGCTGCTCCATCTCGGGGCGGAACTCTGTCATCTGGTGCGTGAGCTGCCAGTTCATGAAACTCTTGACGCGCTTGGCTTTTTCAACCTTTGCGGCCGTAATCACGCCCGGAATATGCTCTTTTACAGGGCCAGCGGCGGGCAGGAGTTCCTTGCCAACGCGAGACGAGAAGTCAACGCAGGCTTCGGTCAGCATCGGGTGCACGACCTTGCTGGCGCCTTGGAAATTCGCGCCACCGGGCGCGTCATCACCAAGACCAGTACGGCGCAGGCCTTCCTCATACTGCTTATCACGCAGCGAGCGGGCTTCCTTGTCGCGCTCGATGAACTCAAGCAGCTGCGACGAGATCATCATGCAATCTTGCGTCGGCATATCTTCGGCAAGGTTTGAATAGAACTCTGCGCTCTGGGCTTCTGCAGGCTCGTCGATTGTTACAACAGCCGATCCGTCGTCGTTCTCTTCGACTTCAGAATCTTCCTGTTCCATATCAACTTCTTGGCCCTTATCTTCGTCTTCCATGGATTATCCTTTGAGCTGCGAAAGCGGCGACATGCCAAGAGAATATCCCAGATTTGGATTTTGGGATATTGGGGCAGCCACCGGCGATGAGTTGATGTTGCGCATGGCGAGCGTAGGCGCGTCAGGCGTCATAGTCGGGGCCGCAGCTGCAGGTGAAAATGCCATTGGAGAGCCATGCGGACCATCGGAACCAACCGAATTATACGGTGAAAGACCGGGGGGTGCAGAGATTGCGCCCACCAATCCTTGGCCGTCTGTGTAAGCCATTGTGGGCTGAGATGCCACTGTTGGTTCCATTGGAGGCGTGGGCTGCGAAACAAGGCCGCCAGCGGCAAAGTATGCGTCAGCGTCAAAATAGCCGCCCTGAGCCGCCGCAGGCGTGGTTTTGGTGGTCGGTGTAGTCGCCGCAGTAGTTATATCCGTATAGAACGGCAATTCAGGGTTATAGCCGTACTTGTAATACCCCAATCCACTCATATCAGCGAGCCCACGGCTGCCCAGAGG